ACGCTGGCGAAGATGGCAGGTTCTGAACGTGAGGAGCGCGACTGTCTTCACCACGGCAAATACACCTCGCTGCTGATCAAGGGCGAGTGGTCCGGATGCGTGTTGTGCATGCATGCCGCCGACAGGGCTCGGGAGAGCGCTGAGCGTGAGCAGTGGAGGCGCGAACTGGCCGAGCGGGAGTGGCGTCGGCGCTTAGGGCGCGCTGCCATACCGGAGAAATTCCACGACCGGACGTTCGACACCTACGTCGCCGTCAATCCTGGACAAGAGGCGGCGCTGGCCAAGGCGCAGCGCTATGCGGCGAACTTCGACGAGGCGCTTCTGCACGGCACTTCGCTGATCTTTTGCGGCACGATCGGCACCGGCAAAACCCATCTGGCCGTCGCCATCGCACACGAAGTGATGAAGGCTGGACGCCAGGCGGTCTTCGTCAAGCTTTTCCGAGCTGTCGACGCCGTGAAGGAGACGTACGCGAAGGGGCACCCGAAAACGAAGGCGCAGGTGGTGCGGGAGTTCGTCGAGCCCGAACTGCTCATCCTCGATGAGGCGGGCATGCAGCGCGGCACTGACGAGGAGAAGAACATCATCTTCGAGATCATCGACGGGCGGTATGAGCTGTCGCGGCCGACGATCCTAACGACGAACCTCGCCATGCCGGCGCTCGAGGAAATGATCGGCGAGCGCTCGCTCGACCGGCTGCGCGAGGGCAACGGCCGCATGGTGCCGTTCGAGTGGCCGTCGCATCGGCGCGGCCCGGCGGAGTGAGGCTGCGATGCGCTGCATTGAATGCGCCAACGTGTCGGCTACGAGCCGTGCCCACGCCAAGGTCGGGCTCGGGCATTGCGCGGGCGCGGAGTCCTCGACCTTCGTGACGCTGCGGTACGACCGCAAGTGCAATCGTTTCAAGCCGGCCACCGAGGAGCAGGTGATCGTGCGGCTCGCCTGGGCAGCGAAAGTGCTTTGAACAGAGTGGCGCGAAAGTGGCACATGCCACCTTCGCAGCCCGCATGGTTATGCGATTTGCAGATTATTTGGAATCATCTGCACCAGCTCGGCGAATGTATCGAGCTTAGCTGAACTAGACGGCTCAGGCCAAATAGAGCTTCATCGCGAACATAGCGAGCGCGCCAACAGCGAGCGAACTCTCTATGACTTTGCGGCTTTCAACTGACAAACCTTTACCCCAGATGAGAAGAAACCACGTGCCGACCAGTATCCACCCATCAACATACCAGCTCGCACTGGAGTCCCTGGCGAGATCGTAAGTTGACCTGGTGAACAGGAAGATCAGCAATGGAGGCACAATTGCCAACCCCATGCCGCAGAGAAACAGCCCAAGTGAGTTTGGTTGTTTAGCTTGTGCCATTTTTTCTCCGAAGCTGGTGGCAGTGATGTGGCGTGCTCTGCACGATAGGGGCCTATAGCCAAGACATTTTTTCCACAGATCTACTATCGATTATAGACCGAAGACGGTAACCAAGAGTAGTGTGGCGCGAAAGTGGCGCGGACCACTCGGCTAACCCGCACTGTACTGCGATTTCCCGATTATTCGGGATCATCCGTAACGCGCAAACGGGCAGAATTTTCATGGTAAATCCTTCCTCGGCGACAACCTTCATTTGTTCACGCCGGGATAAAATGAAGGTGGTTTTAACGGGGAGGAAAAACCTATGGATCAACTATTCAGAAACACCCATGAGGCGCTTACGTTCGCCTTCAACTACTCGTCGCAGCAGTACGCGTTATCGCCGATGGCGAAGCTTTTCCGGACTGGCATCAGCTCCGGTAAAGGCTTGGTGGGCAACGATGGCGCAGGAGAGGCCGGCATCATCTCCTCGCGCGTCAAGAAACTGCCGGCGCTGCAGGAGGCGTGCATCGTCGCGCGTTATGCCCCACGCGTTGAAGAATGCCCATGCTGCCAGAGCCGCGACAAGATGACCGACCAATACCGTGAGGCCATCGCGACTCTGACAGAATGGGCAATCTCGCACGCAACGGGTATCACCATCCGCAACATGCGCGCCGCGATCATCCGGTCATTCTACGAAAGGGGCGTCTCCGTATCGGCAGCGGCAAAGGATCTGGGCGTCGCGAAGGCCACCGCATACGACCAGAAGGCTCGGATCTACAAGGCGTTGAAGGACCTGGACCTGGAAGCCCAGCGCGCGATCGACGCTCGCTTAGCCGACTTGTTTGAGGCAGAGCCGATCGCAGTCGTCGGCCTGGCGGTCGCGTGATTGTGGGCTGAGAGCCCGCTGCCGATAGGACTTGACCGGACTATTCGGTCCGGTTTATCCTGCGTTTTCGATACACGTCAAAAGTGTGTCTTGCTACTTACGAGATACGTCTGAGCACCTGAAAGCCCGCGCTTGCAAATCGCGGGCTTTTTGCGTTTGGCGGTGGAACCCTCTCCGTTGATGCCGCTGAACGCACCTAGAATTTTTGTACTGCGCTAATATTGCCGTTTCGAAAGGCGGCGCATGGGCACAAGAGAATTCCGAGAGCAGTTAAGCAAGCAACTAAACTTCCTGAGAAGGTCGAGCAGGCTCTTCGACCAAGGGGAGCACGATGAAGCGATTCGCATCGCAACGATCTTACGTGTCTTGCTTCGTGATGGGAAGAACTACAAGGCCAAGAGCCAGGCCTTGCTTCGTCGGTTTGAGATAAGCAGGTCGGTGCAGTTGATCTCGACGGTGTCGGAAAAGCAGGCGAAGAGCCATCTTGGTGGGCTTTCGATTGCCAGGTTTGAAATGCCGCCGGCCGGCAGCAATGAACATCCACGGGTTGCGGTGGTTCCAACGTTTGCCGTCGCAGCACTGCAAGCAGTGTCGGTAAGCCGGCACGAGTGGGTCGCTGAGGCTGTTTATCGGACCGATGTGAATCTGACGAGAGCAGAGATTTTCGGTGCCGCTGCCGACCAAGATGGCGGCGCCCACGTTGATGCTGAGCTTGACGAAAAGTACTTGATCATACGAAACAGGGTGGACAAGTTCGAGGTCATAGACGAGGCGGGCGAGCCACAGGAGCCTCAATGGTTCGGGAACGCACATTTTGCCGACCTTAGGCAAATGGCTTTCGAGATATTAAATAGTCCCGACATTCTGGCTCTTGAGCGTGGGGAATGGCTGTCTTAGCCTTTTATCAATAGCGTTGTAATAGCGGCCCGCCCTGTGCGGGCTTTTTTACGTACCGAGCGAGGTATGACAACGACCACTCACCAATCGAAAGAGTCGGTCCGCGAGTGGATGGAGCGCCGCACCTGGTCGCCCGAGCCGCCGCCGTCGATTGAAGAGATTCGGCGCGAGCTGGGCTGGGACCTGCTCCCCGAGAACCGCCGGCCTGACTGCGAGAGCGAACCATGAAATTGACCGATCCCGCCCTGAAGGTCTGGCTGCGCCTGTGCATCCAGCTGGCCCAGCTGCAAGAAGACACGGCCTATCGCGCCTACAACCTGCCGGAGCGCCGGCCCAACCATTCGAGGACTGCATGACCATCAAACTGCTTTGCGGCCGGGGGAAAGCCCCCGCCAACGCCATCGTCACGCTCGACCCAGCCACCGAGGCCGGCCTGATCGCGGCACAGCAGGCGACGGCTGACCTCACTGGTGGCGAGAAGTGGTATCAGACCGCCCCGGTCAGTACCGCGCCGCGTTTTGACGTGCCTGTCCGCGTTGCTACCTGGGGTGATTCGCTGACGGATACGTCCAACGTCGCCACGCACGACCTGACGGCTGCCACCCGCCCGCTGTTCGACCAGACTGACCTGTACGGTAGCCGGCTGGCGCACAACATGATGTTCTACTCGGGCGGGTGCCTCATTCCTGTCGCGAACTGCGGGCAGGGCGGCACCACCTCCCCAACGATCATTGCGCGCGACATCGCCGCGATCGGAGTCAATCGACGCGGGGCGACTGACGCGTTCAACCTCGGCGCGCAGGTATGCGTGATCTCGCTGGGGCGGAACGACGTGCTGACCACCGTCCGCGCAAATACAACGGCAGCCGCGCAGCAGGCGATCCTCACTACGATCTATTCGAACGTGGTGGCAGCCGTCCGTCGTGCACAGCGCCTGGGCATGTACCCGATCCTCCGCGAGTTCGCCGGCTACGGCTACGAGGACAGCACGGTCAACTACGCCAAAGGCGCCGGCCTGACGCCGGAGGACGTGGCGGTGCAGGTCGCACTGCTCAACACCGCGCACCGTCACATCGTCGACGTCATCGTACCGACGCTGGGCGATATGACGCTGCTGCGTATCCGTGACGGGTTGGTGAACCCTGCCACCGGCGCTTGGTACCCGCAGTACTCGACCGATGGCCTGCATGAGAACCGCAATGGCGCACGTGAGGTTGCCCGCCGCCTGATCGCGGTCGTCATGTCGATGGCGAAGCCGTACGAACCGGGCCGCTATGCTCCGCTGCCAGAGGGTGCGGGCCGGCTCAACGCCTTCGCCGCGCCGGCCATGGTCACCGTCTCGAACGGGCTGGCCGCTGGCTTCCTAAGTTCTACGCAGGTTGGCACGGTCACGCGCACGCCCACCGTCACGGAAGAGCTCGACGGGACGATCTGGCAGGACCTGCTGTTCACCGCAACGGCTCTGGATGGTACCGCGCGCGTGGGCGCTCCGAATGGACTGGCAGCCGCGCAGCTCAGCATGCAGATGTCGACGTGGGGCGCAACGCCAGCGCTGCCAGTGTTGGCCGGCGAGCTGGTGCGTCCCGAATTCGATCTCGTTATCGACGATGGGGCAGGAGGCGTTCCGACCAACGTCATGACCTGGTTCGCTCAGGTGTCGATCGGCGTCGGTGCTGGCGCGTTCTACCGCGTCCGCCCGGTCGAGCAGAATGCAAATAGTGCGGGTCTGTGCTCGCCGGATAAGGTAATCGCTGGCAAGGTCATTTCGCTGCCGATCGCCATGCCGCTCAACTCGGTCGACATGGACAACGGACTGGTTGCCGTCACCGTGTACACGAACGACCTGAAGCCGGTCCGCATTCGCGTTGCCAATCCGCGCTTCGTCAAGTATCCAGCCGCGAGGTGATGGGATGACGGCCTATGTAACAGCCCTGACGATCCGGCGCGTGCTGGCGACTGCGTTGCTGGCGTGCGCATGTAGCGCCACAGCAGCGCCGGGTCAGCCGGACGCCGCAGTGGTCAAGGCGTCCCGAGAGCGCTTCGCCTGGCTGCTCACGATTCAGCGCCTGACCACCGAGGAACGCGTCGTGAACATGCGATTGTTCTTCGGGCAGGAGTTCGAGGTTGATCAAGGGCGCGGGCAGGTCGAGATTGCAGACGTGTACATCGTGCGTCGCAACCCAGCGACCGGGCACATCACGTTCCGCGAGCTGATCGGCCAGACGCAGTAAAGGTAGACACATGGCACTGAAGACCCTGAAGCCGCGGCTCGCAGCAGTATCGACGTCGCGCCTGGCCGTGCTCACCGTGCAGCCTGGTCGTGTAGAGCGGAAGCGGGGAAGCGCAGGCGTGAGGGACCGGAACCGCATCCGCGCACGTGACAACGGTGTGTGCCAGCTGTGCGGCGCCCTGGGCTTCCCCGTTGACCACATCGTGCCGCTGGAGCAGGGCGGCGCGGATGAGGACAGCAATAAACAAACCCTGTGTCAGCCATGCCACGACGCCAAGACGGCGCGTGAGGCGGCGCAGCGAGCGAGAGGATATTGAAATGCTGATCAAACGAATTGCTGATGGGGAAATGATCCCGCGCTTCTATGGCCTTGCGTGGCGAGACTACTACCGAAACAAGGCCGTGTGCTTGCCGCTCGGTTTCAACCTGATCGCCGGCCTAGTCCGCTCCGTCTACGTGAGCCTGATGCATGGGAGCAAGGCTGTAGCGAGCAACCCGCGTGATGCGTATCACCAAGGGCTGGCAGCCGGCCGAGCGTCGGTCGAGAAGCAGTCGCAGGGTCGCCGCAACGGCTGACCCCCGGGGGTGGGTCAAAGTCTGGAGCCTCGGCCGCCGGACACCGCACTGTACCTCACGCGCAAAAAAGTCCCCCCGTAAATCAAAGGAATTCAAATGGCTGGAGCAAAAGGGCGGAGCGGCGGCGCACGTCCAGGCGCCGGCCGCCCCAAAAAAGGGCCGCCGCCGCCAAACGCATTCGCCGATCCGCTGGAATTCCTCCAGGCGGTCTGGACTGGCGAGATCGAGGCGAGCGCCGCGCAGGTGCGGGCTGCCACCGCCGCGCTGCCGTTCAAGCATCGGAAGCTGGGCGAAGGTGGTGCGAAGAAAGACGACGACGAGGCCAAGCGTAAAGCGGCTGGCGAAGGCAAATTCGGCCGCCGCGCTGGGCCGGCGCTTGCAGCATCCAACGGTAAGGCAATCAAATGATGGAATGGACAACAGCGTGCCCTGACTGGGAGCGCCGCATCGTCGCGCGCGAGAGCTTGATCGTCAGCCCGCCGCTCTTCCCGGACGTGGCAGAACAGGCCTGGGCGATCTGCAGCGAGTTCCAGCTGACGGACGTGATGGGCCAGCCGCTGCTCGGCGAAGCGTCGCTGCCTTGGCTGCGCGATTTCGTGATGGCGATCTTCGGTGCGGAAAGCCCGGAGACGGGCCGGCGCCACATCAACGAGTTCATGCTAATGGTGTCGAAGAAGAACGCGAAGAGCACGGTCGCGGCGGCCATCATGCTGTGCGCGTTGCTGATGAACTGGCGCCAGTCGGCCGAGCTGCTGATCTTGAGCCCAACGAAGGAAATCGCGGACAACAGCTACAAGCCGATCCGCGACTTCATCAAGGCCGATGAGGAGCTGTCGGCACTGCTGAAGGTGCAGGACTACTTCCGGACGATCACCCACCTGGAGACCGGCGCGACGCTCAAGGTCGTGGCCGCCGACAGCGACACGGTCTCGGGTAAGAAGGCGTCCTTTGTCTTCGTCGACGAGCTGCACGAGTTCGGCATGCAGGCCAAGGCGTCGAACATGCTGCTGGAAGCGACGGGCGGCCTGGCATCACGGCCCGAGGGTTTCGTGATCTACGCTACCACGCAATCGAACGAGCCCCCGGCCGGCGTCTTCAAGGCGAAGCTGGACTATGCACGCAAGGTGCGGGACGGCCGCGTACGCGATCCGAAGTTCCTGCCACTGATCTACGAGTTCCCGAAGGCCATGCTGGAAAGCCGGGCCTACGAGGACCTGAGCAACGCCTACATCACGAACCCGAACTGGGGGGCCTCGGTCGACATCGAGCGGATCACGCAGCTGCACAGCCAGGCGAAGGAGGGTGGCGAAAAGGAGTTCAAGGAGTTCCTGTCGAAGCACCTGAACGTCGAGATCGGCTTGAACCTGCAGTCGGACCGCTGGGCCGGCGCAGACTTCTGGGAGGCGGCGGCGGACAAATCGATCACGCTTGACACGCTGTTGGAACGCTCGGAAGTGGCTGTCATCGGCATCGACGGCGGCGGACTGGACGACTTGCTCGGCCTGGCGGTGCTGGGCCGCGAGCGCGAAACCGGGAAATGGCTGCTGTGGTGCCATGCCTGGGCGCACAAGATCGCGCTCGAGCGCCGAAAGGAGATCGCGCCGCGGCTGCTGGACTTCCAGAAGGAAGGCGACCTCACCCTGGTGGATACCCCGGGCGACGACGTCATAGCCGTGGCCGATCTGATCTGCTACGTGCGCGACTCGGGCCTGCTGCCAGACGAGAAGGGCATCGGCGTTGACGCCGCCGGCATCGGTGACATAGTCGACGAGCTGATCACGGACGCTCGCGGCGTGACGATGGACCAGATCATCGCGATTTCGCAGGGCTTCCGCCTAAACGGCGCGATCAAGACTACCGAGCGCAAGGTCGCCGGCCGCGAACTGCTGCACGGCGGCCGCCCGCTGATTGCCTGGTGCGTCGGCAACGCCCGGGTGGAAGACAAGGGCAACGCCATCCTCATCACGAAACAAGCATCGGGCAAGGCGAAGATCGACCCGCTGATGGCTGTGTTCTGCGCGGTGTCGCTAATGGCACTGAACCCGCAATCCCAAAATTCTGTAATCGATCAAGGCTTCGTATCCCTGTGAAGAGAGACTTCGACATTTTCGACGTGCTGGCAGCGACCGAGCACTGGCGCGAGGAAGAGACGCGCCCGCAGGACGCGACGACGCTCGTCCGATCGAGCGATCCGCAGGTGATTGCGGTGCTGGGCGGCGAACGGTCTGCATCCGGACACCCGGTGACGCCGGACACGGCCATGCGCGTCTCGGCCGTCTACTCGGCGGTTCGACTGCTGGCCGGCGCTGTGGCGTCGATTCCGGTGGCGGTCTACCGCGAGCACGAGGGCGAACGCGAGTCGATCAGCCCCGAGCTCTGGTGGTTGCTGAACGAGCAGCCGATCAGCAACTGGACGGCCGCCTCGATGTGGGAATGGGTGATCAAGTCGATCTGCCTGCGCGGCGACGGCTTCGTCGAGATTGTGCGTCGAGGCGCCGACGTCAAAGCCCTGCGGCCGCACCATCCCGATCTGGTCCAGGTGCTGCGCGTCGGTGACAGCCTGCTATATACGGTGACTGACGACACCGGGATATCACGGCCCGTCCACCAGGACGACATGCTTCACTTTGCCGGCTTCGGCTTCAACGGCACGCGCAGCATGTCGGTGATCCAGTGGGCCGGCTTCCAGTCGATCGGCGTCGCGCTGGCCGCCGACACGTTCTCGGCCAGCTTCTTCGCCAACGGCGCGGCACCCAAGCACGTGATCAAGTCGCCCGGCAAGATGGGCGAGGAGCAGGTCGAACTGCTGCGCAACGAGTACAAGAAAAAGTACGCCGGGACCAGCAACGCCGGCACTCCGATGGTGCTCACGCAGGGCCTGGAAGTGCAGGAAATGAGCATGACGGCCGGCGACGCCCAGCTGCTCGAGTCCCGCAAGTTCCAGGTTATCGACATTGCCCGCGCCTTCGGCGTGCCGCCGCACATGATCGGCGCGCAGGAGACGACCAGTTCCTGGGGCTCCGGCGTCGAGCAGATGACGATCGGGTTCGTGAAATTCTCGCTGCAGCCGTACATCAACCGCATCCGCCAGGAGCTGAACCGCAAGCTGTTCAGACGCGCGTCGCCGTTCGTCGAACACAAGATGGAATCGCTGATGGCTGGCGACTCGAAGGCCGAGGGCGAGTACATGCGCCAGGCCATCGGCGGCTCGCAGGGGCCAGGCTGGATGACGATTAACGAGATCCGGAAAACGAAGAATTTGCCGCCTATTACGGGCGGAAATGAGCTGTATCGCCCCGATAAGGCGGCAAAAACTGAACAGAAAGGGAAGGCCAACGATGAAACAGCTGGTGCAACTGATCCGGAACAACGCGCGGCGTGAGCCCGCGAAAATCGTCTCCGAGAGCGAGCCGGAAACGCTGCTGCTGTACGACGTGATCGACCCGTATTGGGGCGTCAGCGCGAGCGATTTCAACAAGACGCTGGCCGGAATGACAGGCAAAAAGGTCACGCTGCGGGTCAACTCCCCCGGAGGCGACGTGTTTGACGGCCGCGCGATGGCCGCCGCGATCCAGCAGCACGGCAATGTGCACGCCGTGATCGAAGGCGTCGCCGCCAGCGCGGCCACGTACGTCACCGCGGCCTGCGCGTCGGTAACGATCGCGCAGGGTGCCTTCTACATGATCCACAACGCCTGGACGATGGCCTACGGGAACAAGGACGACCTGCGCAGCACGGCCGGCCTGCTCGAGAAGATCGACGGCTCGATCCTCGACGACTACGAGCGCCGCACCAGCCAGCCGCGCGACAAGCTGGCGGCGTGGATGGACGCGGAAACGTGGTTCACCGCCGCCGAGGCCGTCGAGCACGGCTTCGTCGACTCCGTCAGCGAGACGGCCAGCACGAAGAACAGCTGGGACCTGTCTGCGTACAAGAACGCCCCGAAAGCGGCGCCGCCGGCAGCCGCGAACGACCCGGAGATCGAAGCGCTGAAACAGCGCAACTGGAACCGCCTCCGTCTGCACGAATTCGGATAACGCGCTCGCGCAATCCATCACCTGGCCGCCCTGAGCGGCTTTTTTTACGCCTATCGAAAAGGAAAACGAATGAAATCCATTCAAGCACTGCGCGAGCAACGTCAGAACCTCGCCCGTGAAGCACGCAACCAGCTGGAAAACAAGGGCGACCGCACCTGGTCGAAAGAAGACCAGGCCACGTTCGACAAGCGCTCCGACGAGATCGACGCGATCGAGAACGAGATCGCGGCCGTCGAACGCGTGATGGCCCTGGAAGTCGAGAAGGACCACAAGGACGTCGAGCAGTTCCGCCGCGCGCCGGAGAACCGCGCCGAAGCCGAAGGCCGCGCCCTGTTCGCGAAGCTGGTGCGCAACGGCCCGTCCGCGCTGACGACCGAAGAGCTGCAGAAGGTCCGCAACACGATGTCCACCGGCACTGGTTCGCAGGGCGGCTATACCGTGCAGACGGACGTGGCGAAAGAGCTGATCGACGCGCTGAAGGCCTATGGCGGCATGCGGGGCGCCGCGTCGAGCATTACCACCAGCCAGGGCAACCCGCTCGGCTACCCGACGTCGGACGGCACGACGGAGGAAGGCGAATGGGTCGCAGAAAACCAGCAGGCTTCGGCCGGCGACCCGAGCTTCGGCACGGTAGCGCTGAACGCATTCAAGGCGAGCACGAAGATCATCACTATCCCGTTCGAACTGCTGCAAGACAGCTCCATCGATGTGATCGCCATGGTGAACAAACGCCAGCGCGATCGCCTGGGCCGCACGATGAACAAGGGCTTCACGGTCGGCACCGGTGTCGGCCAGCCGACCGGCTATGTGACTGCCGCAGGCGTGGGCAAGATCGGCGCCACGGGTACCACGGTAACGATGACGTGGGAAGACCTGGTCGACCTGCAGGAATCCATCGACCAGGCGTACAAAGACGCCGGCACGTGCCGCTTCATGATGCACCAGCAGACCCGCAAAGTCGTGCGCAAACTGAAGGACGGTTCCGGCCGCCCGATCTGGGCAGAAGCCTACGAGGCAGGCATCAAGTCGGGCATCCCTGCGCAGCTGCTGGGTGAAGACGTCGCCATCAACAACGACATGCCGCAACCGGCCGCCAACGCAAAGACCATCGGCTACGGCGACTTTTCGAAGTACATGATCCGCGACGTGCTGGACCTGATCATGTTCCGCTTCGAAGACTCGGCCTTCACCGCGAAGGGCCAAGTCGGCTTCCTGGGCTGGGCGCGCGCCGGCGGCAATCTGCTGGACGCAAACGGCATCAAGCTGTTCCAGCACTCCGCGACCTGAGCGTAACCGGCGGCCGGCTCACCCCGGCCGCCATCACAAGGAGCCAACATGGCAAAAGCAAAAAACGAAGCGCTGCCCGCTGACGCCGTTGACGAGACCGTGGTCGCGGCGGGCGACGACGGCGCCGCGGCGCCAACTGAGACGCCGGCGCCGGCCGCACCGGAGCTGGTTCGAGCACGCGTCCTGACCCTGTGCGACTTCGGCGCCCCGAACGACGTTGTCGAAGTCGATGAGGAACTGGCGAAGGCCCGCGTCGACGTGCTGGACACCGATCCGGCAGCCGTCGCCTACGCGCTGTCGCAGGCGGTCTGACCGTGGGGGCCGTCTGCACAACGCCGCCGGCCGTGCTGGCGGTGTCGCTGGACGACGCGCGCGAGAAGGTTCGGGCAACCGCCGATGACGGGCTCGACGGCCAGCTCACGCTGTCGCTGCAGGGCTTGATCGCGGAGACGGAGCACGCCGTCGGCCACTGCTTCATGGAACAGGGCTGGGCGGTGACGCTCGACGAGTTCCCGCGTGCGTGCGGTGTCGACGAGCCGATCATTCGCCTCCCGCATCCCGTGCTGGCCGTGCAGTCTGTGAAGTACTTCGACCAGGCCGACGTCGAGCGCACGCTGGCCGGCACCGCCTACGAGATCGTGCAGGAGCGGTATCGCACGTTCCTGGCACCCGCGTCGGGCACGAGCTGGCCGTCGACGATGTCGCGAAAGCGCGCCGTGACAGTCCAGTGCACCGCCGGCTACGGCAGCGACCCGCTGCTGACGCCCGCGCCGGCCCGCCAGTACATCCTGGCGCGTCTGGAGCTGGAGTTCTGCCCGCCGATGCGCGCGCCGACGCTGGAGCAGCTGGAGGGCCTGCTGGCGCCCCTCAAGGTCTACGGGTGACGCATGAAGAACAGGAAAATTTGGATTCAGCGTCGCACCGAAGGCCAGGCGCCCGACGGGCAGCCGATCGAGGAATGGACGAACGTCACGTTCACGCAGCTGTGGGCCGACATTCGCGACATCAGCGGCCGGGAATACGTCGCGGCCGGCGCCGAACAGTCCGAGGTGACAACGCGCATCCGCATCTGGCGGCACGACGAAGTCACCGCGGCGATGCGCGTGCTGCACGGCGCCACCGTGTACGACATCAAGGCAGCGCTGCTGGAGGGCAGCGACACCACGCTGCTGATGTGCACGCGGAGGCAGGCATGAGCTTTTCCGTTGACTTGTCCCAGCTGTCCGGCCTGCGCGAGAGCCTGGCCGAGTTTGGCCGCGAAGTGCAGGGCGAAGTGTCCATGAAGGGCGTGGCCGCGATGGCGAAGGTCGTGTATGACGAGGCGCGCATTCAGGCGCCCGTGTCGGAGCGGGCGCACTGGTTCTACGGACGCAATTCGCGCCGCACCGGCGTTCGCTACCTGTTTCAGCCGGGCACGCTGCGCGACGCGATCTACCGCGCGTACTCGCCAGAGAAGTCCGGCGACACGCTCAAGCTCTATCGCGTCAGCTGGAATCACCGGAAGGCGCCGTACGGGTTCATGGTCGAGTACGGCACGCCAAAAGCGCCCGCTGCCTCGTTCTTGCGCAAATCGATTGCGCGGGTGCCGGATGCAATCGAAGCCGGCAAGGCGGCAATCGCCCAGGCCCTGACGCAGATTGGAACCACACGATGACGCAAGACGAGCTGTTCTTCTCCGCGCTGCAGGGGTTGGTCGGTGGCCGTGTCTACCCGGACATCGGCAAGGAAGGCACCGCGCTGCCCTACATCACCTACCAGGACATCGGCGGCGACGCGGTGAACTTCATCGACGGGGCCGTCCCGAGCAAGGCGAATGCGCGCGTGCAGGTGAACGTGTGGGCGAAGACCCGCGCCGAGGCAAAAGACCTGGCGCGCCGTGTCGAGTACGCGCTGCGCGCCGTGCCCGCGCTGCAAACCCTCGTCATCGGCGCGCCGGCAACGACGCACGACCCGGGTACCAAGTACTACGGAACGATTCAGGACTTTTCGGTCTGGACCGACGTGTAGCGACAGAACTCAAGCCCGCCCAGAGCGGGTATTTTTTCGGCCCTTCGTGGGCACAACCCAGCCGCCAACCAGCGGCTTTTTTTCGCCCGAAAGGAACCACCGTGGCTGTATCTCTCCCCAATGGCACTACTTTTTCCCTCGCGACCGCATACCTGGCGGCGCTGTCCGTGACTGCGGCGTCGAATGCCGCCGAATGCGTGCTGACCGTTACCAACACGCTGACGGCCGGCGACATCGTCGAATACACCAGCGGCTGGTCCCGTGCGAACGCCCGCCTGTTCCGCGTAAAAGCCGCAACCGGCAGCACCGTGACGCTGGAAGGCTTCGACACGACGCTGACGCAGCTGTTCCCGGCCGGCAGCGGTACGGGTTCGATTCGCAAGATCAGCACCTGGCAGCAGATCACGCAGGTGCTGGAAAACACCAGCTCCGGCGGCGAACCGCAGTACCAAACCTACTCGTTCCTCGAGCAGGACTTCGATTCGCAGATCCCCACGACCACGTCCGCGCAGTCCATCGCGATGACGATCGCCGACGATCCGACGCTGCCTGGTTACATCGCCCTGCGCAATGCTGCCCTGACCCGCGCGAATACCGGCCTGCGCGCCAACCTGCCGCAGGGTGGCGTGATTCTCTACAACACCCTGGTCGCGTTTGACGAAACCCCTTCCATGACGAAAGGCAACCTGATGTCGGTGAAGGCGGGCTTCGCCCTGCAGAACCGTCCGGTCCGCTACGCGAACTGACCTGTGTCTCCCGGGCCCGCACTCGCGGGCTTTTCTAAGCCCGGCCGGTAGCTCCGGTCGGGTCTTTTTCCCGAACTCCGAAAGCACACAATGAAAAAACTGAAACTGGGCGACAACCCGAAGAATTTCACGAAAACGGTCGACATCGTCCTGCTGGAAGGCGGCACCGCGCCGCTGAAGGTCAGCTTCATCTACCGCACGCGCAAGCAGTTCGCCGAGCTGGTCGATGCCAACATCGCAAAAGCCGAGGCCGAAGCGAAGGCCGCAATCGAAGCCGCGGAGCACGGCGCTGACGGCGAATCGCCGAAGCGCATGACCATTTCCGAATCCTACGCCGCCGTGGACAAGGCCCGGGCCGACCACGTGCTGCAAATCGCCGACGGCTGGGACCTGGGCGACGAGTTCAACGCCGAAAGCCTGCTGCAGTTCGAAGATGAATATCCAGGCGCGCTGCATGCCATCTCGATCACGTACGCCCAGGCCGTCGCGGAGGCCCGCGCAAAAAACTAGAAGCCGTCGCCACTGCCATGTACGAGAAGGCACCCACCGCGGAGGAATTGGCCGCGTGGGGCCTGACCCTCGAAGACGTGGCGACGGTGGTCGAGATCTGGGATGAGAACGCGCCCGTGTTCCGCCTGTTCCAGTCCCTGCGCACGCAGTGGAACGTCGGCATGAGCGGCCCAGTCAGCCTGAACTACCTGGTCGCCTATCACAAGATGGATCGGATGGGCCTGACCGACGAAGCATACGCGGCCATGGAGGCCGATCTGCAGGTGATGGAGACGACCGCAATCCTCGTTATGAGAAGCAAGTAGGCCGCCGCGTGCGGCCGATTTTTTTGAGGCATCAATGACCAATACCGTCGGCGCAGCGAACATTGAACTGTCGGTCGATTCGACCGGCGTAGAAACCGGCCTCGCGCGCGCCGAGTCCGCGGTGACCCGCACCGGCCGCACGATCCAGAACTTCGGCAACAACGGTGCCGCCGCGATCGACAGCATCGGTGCTGGCGCCAACGGCGCCGCTTCCCGCGTCGATTCCGCCACCCGCAGCCTGATCGGCTCGATCCAGCGCACGACCGCCACGATGGAAGCCGGCTCGCGCTCGAGCCGCGAGTATTACGAGGCCCTGGCCAACCAGCGCGGCATCAATCGCGATGCGCTGCGCCCCTACCTGGACCAGCTAGATGCCGTCGCTTCGCGCCAGCGCGTGGCCACGGCCGCTGTTGATGCGTCGAACCCGGCGCTGGCGCGCGTGGGCGTGTCGGCCGCGCAGACGGCAGCAGCCCTGCGTGGCGTGCCGGCGCAGTTCACCGATATCGTCACGTCCCTGCAGGGAGGCCAGGCGCCGCTGACGGTCTTCCTGCAGCAGGGCGGCCAGCTGCGCGACATGTTCGGCAGTGCCGGCGGCGCCGCGCGTGCGCTGGGCGGCTACATCTCTGGTCTGATCAATCCGGTCACCCTCGCGGCGGCTGCCGTGGGCGTGCTGGCGGTCGCCTACAACCAAGGCAGCAAGGAAGCTGACGGCTACGAGCGCGCTCTCGTCACGACCGGCAATGCGGCGGGGACCACGTCCGGCCAGATCGCGGACATGGCGCGCAGCATCAGCGCCGTCGTCGGCACGCAGGGCAAAGCCGCCGAGACGCTGACGGCGATGGCTGCGGGCGGCCAGGTGGCAGGCGACAACCTGGAGCGGTTCAGCCGGGTCGCAATCGAAATGGAGCGCACCGTCGGCAAGTCGGTCGAGGATACCGTTGCCGACCTCACCGCTCTGGGGAAAGCGCCGCTCGAGGCCAGCAAAAAGCTGAGCGAGCAGTATCGCTACCTGACTGCCGCGACGTATGACCAGATCCGCGCGCTCCTGGAGCAGGGCCGCACTGAAGAGGCGGCGGCGACCGCGCAGCAAGCGTACATCGACGCGTTCGACGAGCGCTCGAAGAAACTCGAGGGGCGCCTGGGCGTCATCGAGCGCAGCTGGCGTGCGGTCAAGGACGCCGCGGCTTCCACCTGGGACACGATCCTTGGCATCGGACGCGAAGAGACCACCGGGCAGAAGCTCGAAGGCGCCTCGAACGTCCTGATGATGAAGCAGTCGTCGCTGAGCGCGCGGGAGGCGCGCGGCGAGGGCAACGACAAGGCGTCGCAGCAGCTCCGCGACGATATCAAGGCCATCCAGGCATACAAAAAGGAACTGGAGGGCCAAGCCGACGCCGCGAGCCGACTGGTGGCGATCGAGACAGGACGTCAGGCGCTGGACAAGGCTGATATCGAATGGAAAGAGCAAGGTCTGAAGCTCCTTTCGAAGCAAAAGCAGCTCGAGAAAGAAATTGCAGACGCGCGTAAGAATGGCTTTGAAGCGGGCTATTCGAACGACGAGATCGAGAAACGCGTCGCAGCGATCCAGAAGAAATATGCGTCGACCTCGTCGAACGACGGCGTTGACGCACAGATCGAGGCGGTGAAGCGCCGCGCAGGCATTGAGGAATCGGTGGCGCAGCGCTCGCGCGACTTACTGGAGTCGAACCGCGCCGCCGGCCTGGTCGCCGAAGAGCAGTACATCCAGGCGGTCGAGAAGCTGGACATCGGCGCCTTCGAGCGGGAGAAGGCGCGCCTGCAGGAAGAGCTGCGTCTGGCAGCCGGCAAACCGAACAGCCTGAAGGAGCAGGCGGCGCTGCGCGGGCAGATCGCTGAAGTCGAAGCGAACATCATCACCCGCCAGCTGCAGGCCGGCAATCAGCTCAACGAGCTGGAAGTCAAACGCAATCGGACGGCGGCCGAGAACTACGCCAATGCGGTGCAGCAGCAGGTCGACTACCGGGATAGCCTCACCGGGCAGGTGAAGGCGCAGCAGGAAGCGAACGAACAGATCGGGCTGTCGGCAACCGCCATGGCTGAGCTAACCGCAAGCCGGCTAGAAGAAATCGCCGCTATCAAGGATCGAAAAGCCGAAGTTGAGGATAGCGTGGATCTCACTGGCAGGCTGTCGGCTGAATATCGCGCCCAGGCCGAGGCGCTGCGCGAGCTGGCCAAGCTGAAGCGTGAGGGCGCGACGAAGGAGGTCACTGTCCAGGCTGCGAAGGAAGCGGCGGCTGCGTGGAAGCGCACGTCCGAGCAGATCGAGGAGGCGCTGACCGACGCACTGATGCGCGGCTTCGAAAGCGGAAAATCGTTCGCCGAGAACCTGCGCGACACCACGATCAACATGTTCAAGACGATGGTGCTGCGCCCGACGATTCAGGGCATCGTGAGCGGCGGGCCCGCAGGAGGAATAGCTGCCGGCGGCAGCGTGCTGCAAACGGCGAGCGGGCTTGGGTCGCTCTACAACACGTTTGCAGGCCTCGGCGGCACGGTCACCGGCGTTGGAAACCTGGTCGGCAGCGCGAGCATTTCCGCGTTTGGCGCTGGCCTGTCCGGCGGCGCCGGTGTGGCGGACGCGGTCGCAGCGTATCAGGCGGCCGGCATGACGAGCACCGCCAGCGCGTTGAGCGCAGGTGCGTCTGTCTCAACTGGCATCACCAGCGCGATAGCCGCTATTCCGGGCTGGGGCTGGGCAGCACTCGGCGCCGCGGCCATCGGCGCCTACCTGATGAATGACGGCCCCGAGAAAGACACGCGCCTCACCTTCACAAGCAACAACACGGCCGGCAACATCAGCATCAACGAGCGCGGCAACGAGGGCAAAACGGGGCAGTCCTATATCGACGGCTATGGCACGGGCGCGTTCGGCACGTTCGGCCTGTCGTCCACCTTCTGGATGGACGGCCGGCAGGATGCGGTGCAGGGTTTCATTCAAACGGTAGCGAAGGTCGATGATGCGCTGGCAGGCTTCCTGACGACGTCGGAGAAGGCGTCGGTTACTGCCAGTGTCACCGGCAAGAGCTTCACCGCCCACACGGGAGAAGAGGGCTCGGACCCGAACGCCAAGAAGCAGCTCGACGAGGTATTCGCGGCGCGCATGAATGCGGTGTTCGCTGGCATCGAGCCGGGGCTGGACAACCTGATCAGCGGGTTCAAGGGGGCATCGCAGGAGCTGGCGACCGAGGCGGCTGCGATCCTGCAGTACCGCCAGGCGCTGGCCGCCAGCGGGGAGGCTGTATTCGGCGTCAAGGTCACGCTGCAAGAGCTGGCAGCCCTGAAGACGCCAACGGAGGCGGTGTCGGTTGCGCTGGCGCGTGTCACGAGCGAGTTCGCCGCGACAAACGCCGTAGCGGTGACGTTGGGCCGGGACGCTGGCGAAGCCTTCGGCGCAGTCGGACTGTCTTCGCTGAAGGCGCGAGAGAACTTGATCACGCTGGCTGGCGGGCTGGACAAGCTCAACCAAAACACGTCGGCGTTCGCGCAGAACTACCTCACCGTGGCGGAGCGGAACTCGCTGGCCAGCAAACAGGTCGCGGAGCAGATGGGCGCGCTGGGGTACGCGTCCGTCACGACAAAGGAACAGTTCAAGGCGCTCGTGCAAGGCCTGGACGTTTCGACCGAGGCCGGCGCGAAGCAGTACGCCCAGCTGATCGCCCTCTCTGGTGCATTCGCGACTGTGGCTGACACCGCTGCCGAAGCGGCCAAGCAGAGTCTTGCGGCGAAGCAGGCGCTGGCCGATGGTCTGCTGAAGGGCGCAGACACCGCGCTCAGCGCGCTGCAGCAGATCGTGAACCGCGAGAAAGCCGCGCTCCAGAAGGCTCACGAGGCCGAGCTGGAAGCGCTGCAGGGCCGCATCACGCTGCAGACCGAGGCGGTGACAAAGTTCAAGTCGCTCGCCGATTCGCTGAAATCGACGCTGGCCCAGATGGAAGTGCCTGGGCAGGCGGCCGGCACGCGCCAGCAGGCGCAGGCTGACATCCGGACGGCCTTGGCGATCGCACGTGCCGGCGGCCCGCTGCCGGACGCGGACTCGCTGAAGGACGCATTGAGCACGGTGACGAAGGATGCTTCTGACCAGTTCAGCAGCTACACCGACTACATGCGCGACTTTTACGCTACGGCGAGCGACGTGTCCGGCCTGGAGGATCTGGCCGACTCGTCGCTGTCCGTGGCCGAGAAGACGCTGGCGGCGCTCAACGCTCAGAAGGATGCGGCGGACGCCGCCTACCAAGAGCAGATCGCCGGCCTCGATACCCTCGTCGAAAACGGGCAGCAGCAGATCGACGTGCTCAAGGGCATGGACACCTCGCTGCTGTCGATCGCGCAGGGCATTGCCGGCTTGGCTTCTGCTATTTCGGCTGCCAACGCCAACCCGATCGCGAGCGCCACCGGCGGCATCACGGCTGCGTATCAAGCCGAGCTGGGGCGCAACCCCGACGCCGCCGGCCTGGAGTTTTGGCAGGGCCAGGTGGCCAGCGGCGCCACGGTGGGCTCGGTCAAGGATGCCATCGCAAATTCTCGCGAGGCGCAGATCCGAGACCTGTACACGTCGCTGCTCGGCCGCGACCCGGACTCGAGCGGCATGGGCTTCTGGATGGGCGGCGGCGCCTCGATCGACGACATCAAGGCCGGCATCGTCAACAGCGACGAATACATCAAGCACCTGCGCGGCTTCGCCGTCGGCACGAACTATGTGCCGCAGACCATGCCGGCCTTGATCCACGAGGGCGAGCGGATCATCCCGGCGGCTGACAACCGGGAGCTGATGCAGGCGCTGAACAAGCCAGCGCAACAGAACGACCCGGCTCTGCTCGCGGAGATCCGCGCGCTGCGGGAGGAGGTTGCTTTGCTGCGCACGTCGTCCGTGCAAACCGCCCAGAACACGGGCAAGACGAGCGATTTGATCAACAACATTTCGGGTGGCGGTGGGCCGCTGCTCGTTCAAATGGAGCCCGCATGACGGCCTATCTGACGGTCTTGAGGCCGAACGAAATCACAACGGCAATGCGCAAGTCCACCACGGCCGTGGAGGCGACGGCCCCGTACGCATCTGGCAATCCGTATGCCGTCGGTGCGCGGTGTCGGAGCGATGTGACGCACCGCATCTACGAGAGCAAGAAGGCAAACAACGTCGGGAACGATCCGACGTTGCCCGCCAACCTCGCCGGCAGCACGCCGTGGTGGCAGGACGTCGGCCCTACGAACGACTGGGCCATGTTCGACACCGACGTCAGCACGCAGACCGTCGCGCCGTCACCGCTGACGGTGGTCGTGGAGCCGGGCTTCTTCAGCTCGGCGCAGTTCTTCGGGCTCGACGCCGATTTCATCACGGTAACGGTCCGGGATAAGGCCGGCGGTGCGGTAGTGAAGACAGTCACGCACGAACTGGAGGGCTCGGCCCCGGCCGACTACGACGAGTACTTCTGGGACGACTTCGAGCCCGAATACAGCTTTGCTGTAGGCGGCATCGAGCAGTACTACATGGCGGAAATCACGGTCACGCTCACGCGCACCGGCGGCGGCACGGTGAAGTGCGGCGCAATGATCGTGGGCGACGAGCTTGTCCTTGGCAAAACGCTGGGCCAGCCAAAGGTCAAGCCGCGCACGTTCAGCTACGTGTCGACAGACAAGTTCGGTGTCACCTCGATCACGCGCCGCAAAGCCGTTACCGACATGGATGTCACCGCACTGATGGACGTGTCCGAAGCGAATGTCGTGCTGGCGGCGATCCAGAACCTGCTGGACGTGCCGTGTGCGTGGAAGGCCAGCGACTCAGTCTACTACGCCGGGCTGCGCTGTTTCGGCTTGGGCAGCGCTGACATCACATACGACGTCGGCGACGGAAAGTGTCAAATTTCTCTCAATGTTCAAGGGGTTATCCAATGGCAGTAGTCACACCACCGGAAATTACGCCGACGCCTCTTCCGGCGCCGCAGCGGGGCGAGCGAGATACATTCAAGGGTCGCGTCGATGCCTTCATCACCTGGCTGACAATCTCGGTTGTGCAGTTCGCAGCTGTCGCACAAAACGTCTATGCCAACGCGCTCGATGCATTCGCCAGCGCGGGCGCGGCGGCCGGCTATCGCGATACGGCGCTGACATACCGCGATGCCGCGCAGGCGGCGCGGGACAAGACCCAGGAGTATCGGGACACGGCGCTGCAGCACCGTAACGACGCCCAGGCGGCGCGCGATGCCGCGCAGAACTACGCCGGGGCGCTCGTGGCCACCAGCGCGACCTCGCAAACGGTCGGTGCTGGGCCAAAGACTTTCGTCACGCAGGCCGGCAAGCAATTCACCGTCGGCCAGGTGCTGTACTTCGCCGACCCCGCCAACGTGGATCGTTGGATGGCCGGGCCAGTGACGACGTACAGCGGCACCAGCCTGTCAGTGAACATCACAGACGCCAGTGCGGCCAGCAGCGGCCAGACGTCGACCAGCTGGAATATCAGCATCGCGGGCGTGAAGGGCGCACCAGGCGCCGCGGGCGGGATCAGCGGCGGCAGTCTCACGGGCGCCATCAACGAACTGCTGGCAGCGGCAGTGCCGAGCGCGGCGACGGTGGACATCTGGTCTCCGGTCGGCAACATCGTGCCGATCACGGGCACGGCGGCGATCACGAATTTCAGCGCGGCACCGCAGGCCGGCGCACGCCGCACGATTCGCGCACTGGGCGCCTTCTCGATCACCAGCAACGCCAACATTACCGTGTTCGGCGGCACCCGCGCAGTCTCGGTCGGCGACGAGATCGACGTTCTGGCATTGACGACCACCACGTTCCGTGCCGACGTTCGCAAAGCCGACGGCGGATCGACGTCCAGCAACGGAAAAATCGTCGAGGTTACCTTGACCACAGGTGTGGCGTGGACAGTGCCGGTGTCGGATTTTTTGGTCGAGCTCGTGGGCGGCGGACAGGGCGGGCAGATCCAGGGGAACTCGGAAACGGTGGGGCAAGGTCGGGGCGGAAGGTCCGCAGGCTATGTCCGGAAAAGGATTACCGGGGCGACGCCGGGTGCCAGCGCGACTATTTCCGTAGGCACCGGGGGGCTCGGCGGAAACCCAAACGTAGGGGCGCCCGGGGCTAACGGTGGCAACACGACTTTCGTGCTGAGCGGAGTAGCCAATTTGGCGGGTAACGGTGACGGTACCGCGAGCGGCGGTGACCTGAACATGGCTGGGCAGGACGGCGCGCCCGGCCCCTTGTACCGAGGGGGAGTCCAGAGCGAGACATGGGGTGGGCACGGCGGATCGAACCCAATGGGGGTAGGGGGGAGAGGAGGGAATCCCTCCGTGCCCTCGGTGTCTGGCTTAGACGGCGCGGGCTACGGTTCTGGGGGAGGTGGCTGCGGCTTGAAGAATGGCGTGCAGGCCTTCGGTGGAAACGGCGCGCCGGGCGCCATCCGCATCACATACGTCCAATAAGGAGACGCCATGGCCGAAATGCCACCTTACACCTGTGAGCCAGGACAGCCGGTTATCCCGGCGATTGAAGTGTTCAACGCCGACGGCAGTTGGCTCAACACTATGATCTGCAGCGAATGCGACATCCGGTGGTACTGCGAGTATCAGGCAAGCATCGGCAATCCTGGCTGCACCTGGCGCCTGCGCTTCGACTGCGCGCCGGACTTTCCCGACGTTATCGGGACTGCGCCTCCTGCGCCGCCGCCAGAGCCAGTACCAGAGCCTCCGCCAGCAGAGCCGGATCCAGATCCCGAACCGGCGCCCAGCGCGCCATAGCCAACCACAACAGGCCACCTCCGGGTGGCCTTTTCATTTCCCATCTATGAAAGCTCATCCCATGAGTCTCGAAACTGCCGGCGGCGCTGCGGCGATCAAATTCTTCGGTGCGACCGTGATCATCGGCGCCGGCGCGGCTGCGCTCGGCTTCATGTTCATGTGGCCGCGCACGCTGCGCGAGGCGTTCGTGCGCTTCGCCAGCGCTATCTCGTGCTCGCTGATGTTCGGGCCGGCGCTGGCGTTCGGCGCGCACTCGTGGTGGCCGAGCCTGTTTGTGTCGGCGCGCGAGTTCGGCACGCAGTACGCGGGCGACCCGCTGCTGGGCGTGCTCGTGGCGGCGTGCCCGTTCATGCTCGTGGCCGCGCTGCCGGCGTGGTGGCTGCTGGGCGGGCTGGTGCTGTGGCTGGAGCGACGCCGCGGCAAGGATCTCGCCGAATACGCGACCGATGCCGTCGCCATCGTCAAAACCGTGAAGGAGGGTCTGCTGTGAGCCCGAACATGAAAGCATTCCTCGACACCATAGCCTGGAGCGAGCTGGGCGACAAGCTGCAGGCCCTGAGCGACCGCGGCTACAACGTCTGCGTCGGCTCCACGCCGGCGGCGCCGATCCTGTTCAAGTCGTACGCGGGGCACCCGATGATTCGCTGCAAGGCGCTGAACAGCGACGCCGCCGGCCGCTACCAGTTCATGGGGCGCTACTGGCCGCACTACCGGAAGCAGCTCAACTTGCCGGACTTCGGGCCGGCGTCGCAGGACACGTGGGCGATCCAGCTGATCCGCGAATGCCGCGCGCTGGAGCACGTCGAGGCTGGGCGCTTCGAAATGGCCGTGGCGCGGTGCTCGAGCCGCTGGGCGTCCTTCCCTGGTGCTGGCTACGGCCAGCCGGAGCACTCGATCGACGCGCTGCGCAAGCAGTTTGTCCGGTTTGGCGGGGTGCTGGCATGACGCCCGGGCAGATCAAGCTGGCCGTCTATGGCGTCGTGCTGGCCGTGCTGCTGGCCGTGGTCGGCATCGCAGCGCACCGGGCCGGCGCCAATGGCGTGCAGGTCGAGTGGGACCGCGACAAGCTGGCACGCGCCGAGGCGCAGGAAAAGGCCGTGCTGGCGGCCGTGGCCGCAAACGAGAAAGCCCGTCAGGAAGATATTGACGCAACCCGGGCCACATTGGCCGCCTACCAGGAGAACCTTTATGCTGCAAATGAACACATTGCTGCTGAGCGCGATATTGCTGACCGCGACCGGCTGCGGATCACCATCCCCACTCGTGTGTGCACCGCTGCCACAGCCGTCGAAGCCCCAGGCCCCGGGCGAGCTGATGCAGTCGCCACCGTCGAAACAATCGAGCTACCAGCGGCAGTTGAACGCGGTCTTCGAGACCTCGCCGAAAGCGCCGACCGGGAAGTAGCCGGGCTGGCCGCTCAACTGGCGGCCCTCCAGGAATGGGTGCGCACGCATGGCTTCTACGAGGTGGGCACGCCGCCCTGACTAGGCCTTGCGCCGGCGCGCGGCGAATCCGACCAAGCCCAAGCCCGCCAGCAGCATGCCGTAGGTGCCTGGCTCAGGGACAGCAGGAATTTCGATTGAGACAACGGCCGCCTGGGTGATCGCAATAGTACCGATTGTTCCAGACACTTCATATGGTTTGGTATTTGCTACAGTGAATGTCAGCACGCCATCAAAATCGGTATTAGGATCCTGAGGATTCACGTTCTGCGATATCACCATCATCCAGTCACTGCCGCCAATGGTCCATCCGCCGTCATAGATGACAGCCGAGGCGCTCATCGAAGCATAAGCCTGCTCAGATCTATTCGGAGTCTGCCCATCCATCACTGCAATCAGGCGGCTATCGAACGAGAAAACTGCCTGCGTATTCGCAGAAAGCACAAAATCGAATGATGCATAGGATTCAGCGCGCGCGTAGTTCCATCTGCTTGTGCCGATGTCATCGAGCACGACGCTGGTAGCAGAGATTGAGAGATCTTCTGGTGAGGATCTTCCAGTAATGGTGCTGCGCACTTCGACAGGAGGCAGTGTGATGTGGAAATCTATATCGTCACCGTTGACGTCAGGCGTACTCTGCTGGGAAACAATTCCATTTGCACCAGCGAATGCTGAAGCGATCGAAGGACGCTGGCTAGAGGCTCCGGCCGAAAATTGCAATGTAGGCGCCAACTCATCCGTTGTGTTTAGGTCGACCAGTTTGTATTGAACCGGTCCAATGTAGACTTCAGCACGGCCTGCTGCGCAAGCGTCAACTGAAAGAAGGCTGAGTACACCCAGCAGGGGTGCGATGACGATAGTTTTCATGTGTCTGCTTGTAGTCGTGATTTAGCGGTTAATAGTCGTTGCCACAATATCATGTGGCAGACCTACAAATTCTCACCAATTGTCACGAAAGCTAGATATCAAAGAGATCATCTTTAGGCGACACTGACGAGCTCGTGCGCAAGTACGACGCGTTGTCGACCGGTTCGAAGCCTGCCGCGC